GTCCGTAGCAACGCTATCCAGAAGCTCTGGACGAGCTCTGAACGAGCTTAACGTAGTGTTAAGCTCACCGAGAAGCGCCTTCTTAGCATTACGCTTAGAAGGAACCACCCGGCTCCAGTGCTGAGACTCCTCGACTGTGGGGGCCCTCACGATGTGAGGTCTCCGAAGAACGAGGAAGGATCATGCTGTGCATAACATAACATCTTGCTGTAAGGCAAAGTGCCAGAGGTTAGCGCAGACATGTACTCCACTTTCCCTTCATCTGTCAGGATACTTTCGTCGACAAGATGTACGTCGACGACGGTCAGTCCTTCGCAAATCCGCGTGATCTCCAGCTGGAAGTCAAGCAGTTTGCAAAAGAACTGAAGCGATATCTCGCCGTTTCGGAAAGATAAAGCTTCAGATGACAGGCGGGAAGCCATGTCACTGATGAGAGCCAAATCGCTTGGAACACTCATTTCGTCTCCTTGAGATTAAGTGGGAATCGCGCCGGATTCGGCGGCGGTTTTGACAATTGACTGCCCAACCAATTCTTTGAATCGGGCAACCAGTTCGTCTACTTCCGCTACCGACAACTTTGCCGGGCGAAGGATCTCAAAAGTACCAGTTACGGTACCGTCCAAGGCTCCCGTCGTACTGTTAACTACAGGACGCGTGATCTTGCCCCCGATGCGGTAAACACCGTTCGCCTTGTCCGCCGGAATCTTGCGACTCAGGACAGCACGAGACGTACCAAGAATGCTCGTCGCGCCACTTTCGATATATTCGACGCTATCGGGATTAACCGAATAGACGTCAAACGTAACGTTGGTGGCGGCGTTGTTCTTGAGGGTAATTGCAGCTGCTGCTGGCATAAGGAATCGCTCCTAGAGAGGGAAGTTAATTACATTAACGATGTGTCGCTTGTAGAAGTGCCAACGAAGTAATCAATTTAGTCGCATCGAGCGACATAAGATTACTAGGTGGATACAACTCAAAGACGTCCACTCCAAACGAACGGCGTTGATACTGTCTAAGCTTTGCTTCGCACTGTATAAGACCTGTGTCCCACCGATACCTACCGTCGAACGTTACTGTCGACGGATCAGCTACGGTGGCATTCATGTCTATTACAAGGCTTTTCATTGCTTTTCGAACAGTAACGCCCTGTAGAGCTGTTAAACTCTTTAGGTAATCCCCAACCGAAATAAACCAGTCGAAGACGAAACTAAAGGGCACGAGCTCCCAAGCCACCAGCATAGGGTTTGTCAATCCCAGCTGTTGAGCTGCCGATACATGCGGACTCGTTAATTCCGCATATATTTTAACCCTAACCTCTAAGGAACCCGCTAACGCGCGAACTCCATTGACGCTAGGGCCTCCACCTGCAGGCGTGAACGGTACGACTCCGGAGTACTTTACAGCACTCGAAGCCTTACTACTCACAGAGAACTTCAGGGGTCGGCCTAACTGCTGTTGCGCAAGCGCTTCAGCAGCACCCTTGACGTCCATAAGTAAGGG